GCGTATGACTTATCTGTTTCCGCGTTTCTTTCGATTAGGGACGCAATGGCTTTTTCTTGCCGATACTGTTTGATTCTCCACGCTTTTTCAGGATTCTCCGCTTCCAGTTTTCGCCAGTAGTATTCTGGGATGGCTGCTCTCTTGCCGTTGGTAAGCTGTATGTATCCCTGTTGCCAGAGTCGCTCTTGATGGTCTTGAAACCATTGGTCTCCGAGTCCCGGCTTTCGGCTCATTGTGCAAAATGGAGGTATTAAACCCATTTTTTGGTAACGCTTTTTGTCGTTTCCGTATAGCTTTTTGGTTACATATCCTGCAACATAATTATATGTCTCCGGTGTTGCCTGTGCTATGTCAACTGCACCTTGCCCCCAGATTTTGACCAGCTTATCACTTGTGTAGTGGCCGTGTCTGGATAGCTTGTGTATAGGTTTTAAGTCGTCTGGACGCCACCCGTACAGTATCATGTGATAGTGTGGTCTTGCCGTGTTGTCTCCATACTCTCCGGCTAAAAAGTATCTCAGAGGCTCTTTGACGGCCTTTCTGAGCCTTTTGATGAAGAGTTGGGTATCCTCCACGCTCAGCGTTTGCGTTGTTCTTGGACGCTCTGAGATGCCTTTCCAGATGTTTATGCCACCTTTGTAGATTTCGCCTGTTTCGGTGTCTTGCGTTGGTACATGGTCATCATCGTACGTTAGCGTGATAAACCAGACGCTTTCTTTGCTGTGGCCGTATGCTTCCAGCTCCATCCGCGTTGCCCAGTCTTTGCGTTTGCGTAGTCTGCACCCTGTACACTGTCCGCATGGTATCAACATTACATCTTTGCGGTACATTAAATTTTCGTACGTCATTTTGGTCTTGTGTATCTCGTTAAAAGAGGCGAGTGAGTACACTCGCCCACTCGCCTCTCTGTCATGAGGTACATAAAACCGGATTAGCGGTTTATTGCATCCCATTATTTACCTCTCGGATTTATGCTCATGTAGCCGGTGAATCCGTTCCTTCTCATGTTTTCGAGACTGTTTCTTGCGTTGGCTTTTGCTTCGTCGCTCGCGAGTGCGCTTGCCATCGTCTTTCTAAGGTTCGTCGCGCCTTCTGCTGCTGCCTCTGCAATGCGCTCCATGTCTCCTCTGAGTCTGACAGGGTTTGTGCTGCTCGACATGATAGCTTGCTGGATGCTCTGTGCTGCGTTTTCTGCATGACTCCATGCTTCGCTGTGTTGGCTCCAGCTGCCGTCTTGTTTGATGCCCGGTAATGCCGTTGCTCCCAGCGCGCTACTGGATGCCATGCCCATGCTTGCGCTGCCGATTGTTCCCTGCGCTCCGCTCGGTGTGCTTGCTCCGCCCTGTGTGTATGCCAAGATAGGGTTGATGCCAGCTTTTTTCATATCCTCGACTGCTCTTTGGTAGGATGTGTTACTCATCTGCTCTTGCCATGCTCTGTTTTTTGCGGCTTCGGCGCTGTTGTAGCTCATCGCTGTTTGCTGCTCGATGTGATTGTATACGCCTTGCTGGATTGCCGACAAGGTATTATAACCCATCTGCATAAGCATGGAATTGCGATTGTATTTTTGCTGTCCGGCCATGCTGCCTTGGCTTAGTTGGTTTGCAAGTGCTGCGATGCTTTTGTTTACAGCGTCGTTTGTGCCTCCGCTGCTTGTGCTTCCGCTGTCGCTTGTGCCTTGGGACCAGCTGGAACCGCTGCTTTGACTGTTAGATTGCCCTTGCTGTCCGTAGCTTCCGCTTGTGCCAAAGAGCTTGTTTGCTGCTGCTCCTGCAATGCTCGGTATTGCCATTTTGAGCAGTGGTAATCCTATTGTTGTTAAGAGTCCCATAAAAATAGCCCGGGGTGTCGCCCCGGGCTTTCCCCCTTTCCTGTTTAGTGATGGTCAACGAGTCCCGGGATGCTGTACATGGGCATCGGTCTGACGCTGGTGTTGTCGATGATGGTGTCCATGATAAACTGCGGTTCGTTGTCCACTGCCAGAGTCCGCTGAATTTCGGAGTCTCCTTCTTTCATCCATGCCTGGCTTAAGCTCGGCGTTTCCGTGTAGTTGTCTCCGTAGTGCCAACTGTCCAGCGTCCCGGTCGCGTTGCTGCGGAATTTGCCGCTGATGCGGTTCGGTTTCATCCGGTATTCAGCCCAAGCTTCTTGATAGCCGAATGCCTGTTCATCCGTTGCTGTTCCGGTGAGGTACAGTTCTTTCTTGAGAATTGCTTGCTCTCCCAGATTTGCGAAGACCGGGTAATAGAAATCCAGATTGGTTTTTCGGCTCCACATACGCTCTAAGCCCTGTTGGTAGGTATGGTCATGCCGGATGCAGCACACCCCGATAACAAAGCCGTGTTCTTCAAAGCTCTTGGTGAACATACTGCCGTTGTACGGCGTAACGCTTACTGCTGCAGTGTTGCCCTGCGGGCTTTCCGTCGTTGTCCCGCTGGTCTGGATGACCTGACTCATGTTGATGGTGATACGTGTTCCACCCAGATACTCCGGGATTTGTACCGTTTTATCGCTGATTTTGGTGTGGAACAGCGAGTAAACCATCTCACGGTAGCGAGAGCCGCCGCGTGCTAGCTGTTCGTAGTATTTTTGTACTTGAAATGCTTGCCTCAGCTGATTGATGGTTGCCGATGTTACGTTGTCCATTCTTGCGCCTAAGTAGATTTCTGTCTGGTTGGGTGTGTATCCTACAATGCCTAAAGGTCTGGTTTGGTTTTCGATTTTTTGCAGCACTCCGGTGGTACTTAATTCTGTTCGATTGACGTCTGAATATCCGAATATTGGAGCGTTTCCTTCCAGCGGAAGTTGTACTGAAGGGCCTTTCTGCGGATTCGGTAAAGCCGATGTGAAATAGTCGTGGTACTTGTTGACCGGAAGAGGTCTGCCGCCTGTGTACGCGTTCTGGAGAATGTACTCCAAATCCGGCTTTGCCGCGTCCATGCCCTTGGTCTCGTCGTCCGTGTAGTTTATAGTCGCGTCTGCATCGCTGTTGATGGCCGGGTTATCCACGTTTTGGTCTCTGAACCACTCCTGCCATATCATAGCATACGCCCTCATGGGCAGCGCGTTGATAGTGAATGCCGTATCTTCTCCCTTGCTTACCTTGGTCGGAATACCCATGTAGTCAAGGATGCTGCCCTCATAAGGTGCCGGTTTTTCTGCGGTGCCGGTTACTCTGACCTGCGGAATGTAGTACTCCTGAGTCTGTGTCCATGGCCCCGTATTGTTTTCGCCCATGAATCGTTTGAAGTTTTTCCATAGGATTCTGCAAGGGACGTTAAAATAATAAATGTCCATGTGACAGTTATCCATGACCGGAAAAATGGGCGTCGTCATGCGGATAATCGCCGCTTGGTCAATACTGAAGGTGTCACCCGGGAGCACTTCATCCACATAGAACGGAATAAGTTGTCCTGCATTTAGCGTTAATTTGACGTCCTGCCGCCGTTTGAATCGACTTCGCGTGATGTCCAGGCGCGGTACCTGGTTGAATCCTGCATCTTTGTTTCTGTTCATTCTTTGGCCTCCGTTGCCTCCGTTGCCTCAGTTGCTTTGGTTTCGACCTGGTTTTCTTGGTAGATGCCCAGATTTTTGGCCCATTCGACGGTTCCAAAACTTGCGATGAATTTGTCCACGTCGTTGTCAAACTTGAGCTTGATTTCTTTCGGCACCTCGTCCCAGATTTGCTCTGCTCGCATCATGATGTTCTGGAGTTCGGCCAGATTCTGCGGCGCCTCGGTGAAGTCTTGGATGCCGCCCCCGATGTCCGGTTTGATACGTGCTGCAATGTCCGGGTCGATGCTTGCTCGTCGGATGATGTTTTCAAGTTTGGTTTCCTCGAGATAGCTGTCGATTTCTGCCTGTTGGTCAATGGTCTGGTCGAGTCTCAGCACCTTTTCGCCTTTTTCGTTGCGCTCCCAGAGGTATGTGCGCCTCACGGTTTCCCCGGCCTCGGTCGGCTTTGCTGTTGCAGTTTCTCGGAAATTACTTACTGAGCGATACGCCATCGAAAATGTTCTCCTTTTCGTTCTCAAACAGGCCCGTTTTCTCGTCGAATTTTGCCAGTCGCACCAGTCGATAGTCGCTCGGCGTCTTGCTCATCATGTTGTGTTCGTCGGTGAGCGCAATTTTAAAATTGCGCTCCGCCACCTTGTCTTCTCGTTCGGTGAAGATGGTGATGTAGCCCATCACACAGCTATCGAAAATTCCGTATACGTTCATGTTTTTTCTCCTTATTCGAACCAGTCTTTGATGATGTTGATTGCGTTAATGACGAGGTAGAACCCCGCTGCGAGAAATGCCATAGTCATGCTTGCGAATACAGCGCTCACAGGCGGATTCCCCCTCTCATTGCGCCGCTCCCAAGGTTGATGGCCTTGGTTTTTCGTGCGGTCTTGTTGTAAATTTTTGCGTCTTTGGATTTGCGGACTTTACTCCTCTTTCCCATGGTTGATTTCCCTTCTGAGGATTTCTACCTCAATTTCTGTCGCTTTTGCTTTTTTTCTGAAGACCATGTCAAGGTAAAACTTTGCGTCGTCGTACTTTGCGGCCTGTCGTAGCAGTTTGTAAGCGGCGTCGATTTCCTTGTAGGTTCGCGTCAATTCCTCCATGAGTTTCGTATCGGTCTGGTCTCTTACGTTCCATGTTTTCACTTTTGTCACTCCTCGGGTTTGTTGTTACCCTCTATTGCGTGATAAATCTTGTCCAGCATGGCCAAGATTTTGCGGATGTTGTTAAACAGCGCGTCGATTTCCTTGATAGACAGAGCAGACACCTTCTTTCTTAAGTTATTTTGTATAAATGGCATTGTAAAACAGCTCTTTCCGCTGTCTAACTATTTATGTTGTATCAAAAAAAACAGGGCTTGTCAAGCCCTGTTCTGAAATTATTTTTCTCTTCTGTTTAGTTCGTCTTTTGCTAGCGCGTGGATGTATTCACAACGGTAGCTTATGTCGTTACATGGGCATTTTTCGCAATCGCTGTTGCAGTGCTTGAATTTGTAGTCCATCCATCTCAAGGTCTCTGTGTCAAGGTCTTTGTACGTTGCTCTTAAAGTTTCCATAGTCTTTATCCCCTTTCTTTAATTGGATTATACCACAACTTTGCTTATTTGTCAAGAGGTTTTTGAAAAAAAGTTTAGATGTACTTTGCCTTGAATGTCATGCGGTAGGCGCGGTGCGCCGTGCGAAGAGCATGACGAGACCTTCCGGTTTCGCTCGTCGGACGGCCTTTAATTCGATTTTTCCACACTTTCAACATTTTTAACAGGTTTTCCACGAAAAGTTGCACAAATGGTTTTGTGCATATTGCTACACTTTCAACAATTCAACAAGTTATCCACAAAAGTATCAACATCAAAATAATCCAGAAAATATCGTTCCAAGGATAAAAATTCATGGTATTCAACATTTCAACACTCCCTACTATTACGACTACAACAAGTTAATAATAAATAATGATAATCTCATGCGCGTGCGTGCGCGATTACGTGCGCGCGCGCGCATGTCAATATGAAATAAAATACTCAGCCAAGTAACATACTTGATAGTTACTTGGCTGAGTGACACCAAAGTGTCAAAATACACCTTTGGCTTTGCTCATCTTTTTGGACATGGATGCTTCCTTGTCCTTTAGCTGCTCTGCGTATGACTTATCTGTTTCCGCGTTTCTTTCGATTAGGGACGCAATGGCTTTTT